CTTTCACCTCGCTTTCTTCTGGTGGTTGTAGGTCGGTCTGTCTATGCTCACCCTCCCAGTCATCGAAGTGGATGCGTTGGTCGGTGGCGAGACTGTCAGGCGTGCGGTGCTGTAGGCCCTTAGCCTTCTTGCCGTAACCGTAGTCTTTTCCATTATCAGCACGGGCCGCGTCCTCGAACTCTTGGCGCAGCTCACCATTCAGATGCATGATGACCTCGGCATCGGCCAGCATATTGATAACCTCACTCACCCGTTCGCAACCTAAGATGATACGAGCACGGAACAGCTTCATATACAATTCGGGCATACAGATGTTGAAGATGCGCTCGAAGATGTCCATCACATTATCAGTCTGACTCCACTGATTGAAGAATGGCTTGTTGACCATCGTCGCCCTGAAGCCTTTCTTCTCGCCGTCAGCATCCTGGAATATGTACACCGCTTGCGCCACCTCCTTGTTGACCGTAGGGTCTGCCAGGTTCAGCGCGTCAGCCCAACCAGTCATGTGCTCGAAGATAGCCATTGCCCGCTCTATCTCTTCCGACAGGTTGTGGCGGTCGTCCATGTATCGGATAATCGTGTCGCATACCATCTGAATGAGCGTGTAGATGCTCATGTTCTTCTTATGGGCTATGCGCGTCAGCCGCTCGATGGAATATTGCGACAGCTTCGATGATACGTTTTTGTACTTGTCGTCGTTCATTGTTTGCTCTTGTTAAAATTATATATTTTCCTCAATGTTTCTCGCCATAGTCGTAGCCGTGGATCGGCCAACTCTTCAGGGTCAATGAATGGCTCGTCGCCGTACCATTCGACAGGTTCCAGAGGTAGTTCATCTCCGAGGGGTAGAACTGTCTCTTGACTCTTAGCGGTCGTGGCCTGCTCTGGTTCCCGTCGTGGCTTGTCGCCAGTTCTCATCATTCGGATGGCAATGTCGGCAGCGTCAGCCTTCTCGCCATCTTCGTCTCGCCAACAGGTGTCAAAGAATCGTGTGTACACTTGCACTTTCTCTGAGCCCAGCTTGTCGGCCACCTTCTGCCAGTCGTCAACACCATCCCTGTCTGGCCACAGCCACACCGTCCGTCCTTGGTCAATCAGCGGTTGCATACTCTCCAGTTGTAGGAACTTCAGACCACCGCACGCCAACCACAGTTGCTGTTCAGGACAGCCGTAGTAGTTGGCCATCACCAGTGCTGTCTTCTCAGACTCCACTACGTTGATAACCGCATTCGGGTATCGCTTCAGCAGGTGGGCACCGAACAGCGGCTTCTCAACCAAGTGTTCGTTGGGCTTGTAGATGTCTCGCAGTCCTTGTTGGTTGTGCATCCATCCTGGGTGGCTATCCTTGTCGCGGTGCCCGAACTTTGGGTGTCCCATCGGGTAGAACTTCATCAGTTTGGCGGTGCAAGGCTTTCCGGTATGGTCTATCAGCCAGAACACCACGCGCCCGTCGCTCCATCCGCCAAGGCAGTATTGCCACATGGTGTTTTGCAATCTTGCCCGCTGCTCGTCGCTCCACGGCAACTGTTGCAACCAATATACGAAGATGTTCTGACTGGTGGCATCGTTCATCGTCGATTTCACCAGCTCCCTTGGCATTGGGTCCATCGGATTCGGTGGCGGTGGGGTAGGTCGTGGCGGTGGCGGTGTCCAATTCACTGGCACGTCGTCCACAGGTATCGAGTATTTCTTTCCAAGCCATCGGATCGCATCAGGGAACGTCATCCGCTCCGCATTCATCAGGAACTGAACGGGACCACCCTTTGCATCGCAGACGAAGCAGCGGTATGTGTTGCCGTGGTTCTTTGCGTCGATGGTGCTGGGCCTGACAATGAAGTTGCCGTCGTTCTGGTCGTCGTGGAATGGGCAAATGCCTGTCATATTCACGCCAGACCTGCGCAGGTTGACAAAGTCGCCCACCACATCCTCAATCCTGGCAGCATCCGTCACCGCCCTGATAATATCGTCGCTGATTTTTGGCATGATGAAAAAATATATCTGTGAAACAAAAACGTGCGCACATACGCGCGTCGCCCGCTGGCTCCTGAGTCCTCCACACCCCATCCCCCTATATAATAGGGGGTGGGGGTGTGGGGTGAAGGGCTAAGCGGAGAAAATCAATCATTATCAGGCATTGGGAACGGCAAATCCTGGGTATTGTCCTTTGGTAGTTCCTTCAGGCCGTTGTAGTGGTATTTCTTATTGTCACTCTTATAGATGATGCCTTTTTCGTTGGCAATGTTTATCAGATCACCGGCACGCCGTCCGCTCACGCTCTTTCTGAGGTATCGTTCCAGGTCTGTATATGTGGCACCTGATGACGTCCAGTTGTATGCCTTCAGTCGCTCGTCGGCTTCCTTCATGAATGCGATTTCCTTGAAGTCAAAAGCACGAGTGCCGTCGGGCTCAATCTCGACAGGTACACCCCAAGACTCAGCACTCAGCACTTGGAATGCCCAGTCTTCTTGATCCTTACCGCGAGCCTTGGGCTGTTGCACCTCGAACCAGATGTCCGGCATATTCGGGTACTTGTCCTTCTCGTGCTTGTGCTTCTTGACGCTGAATGCTTCAGTCACCTTGCGCTGAAGGATAGAGCCCAAGGTTCCAACCATCTTGTCGGCCATTGGGTTCTCGTGGAGCACAGACCACATCGACATGTTGTAATGCGTCACCAGCATCATGCACTTGCGGATGATTGGCTGGCACTCCTTCTGGTCGTTGTAGTCATTCACAATGTCGAGCATACCGTCCAGGAAGACCACCGTCGGAATGTCCTGCCACAGTTGCTTCACCTCGTAGATCACCTTCAAGATTTGTCGCCAACGCTCAGCAGCATCCTCAGTGTCGCGCAGTCGCACAATCTTGAAGCGGTCGTGAGGCTTGCTGATTGGGTCACCCGTCAGCGTCAGCACGCGGTTCTTGATGGCGATGGTGTCGTCCTCCGACTGCTCTGTGTCGATGTAGAGCACTGCGGGCTGCTGTTCCAGTTCGCATCGGATGTGCCCGAACTCTCCCTTCAGCAGCGTCGCCATGAATTGCGACATCAGCGAGGTCTTACCGTGTCCGGCCTTACCTGATATGACGTGAAGGTCGCCCAGCTTGGCAAATGGTGTGCCGTCGTGTGAGAGCGTCCAATGTGGAGGTCGGTAGGGCTTCGTGAAGTCGAGCCACAGCCCGCTCACATCCTCTTCAAACCACTTGTCGTCCTTCAGGAAGTCAGGTGGCAGCGGTTTCGCATCCTCCGCTCCTGGTAGTGGTATTTTGTTTTCTTCGCTGTTCATAAGCTGCCTCTATTGATTTTTGCCGGTAATAACCGTGAGATTGTAACTGACGAGGAACAGAGTATCTTCCGCGTCGTTCACTCTGACCTGTCAATATTTTCTTTCTATGTTCACGGTAATACTTGCGGTCATACTCTCGTCGCTCTTCCTTTGTCATAGTCTCATGAATTATGAATGGTGACCTCCGTAGGCCACCATTCGCTGAAATATCCTTCTGTTACCATGATGTGATTGCGATGTCCCACGCCTCTACGCTGTTAAACCATCTACCGTCGTGCTCCCTGGCATTGATTTCAAACTTAATCAAAACCGGTGCATTCTTGTCGGGCATACCCTCCACGAATTGCTCCCACTGACGACATCGCTCAACACCTCTGACCTCGAAGTTGATTCTCTTCTCATACTGACCTGGAATGACTACCAAATACTCATCTGTGCGCCACTGATTACCAGTGCGCTCACTGGTACCACTCTGTGAGTTGGTACGCTGCTTAATAATTCCTTTTATTTCCATAATTTCATATAGAGTTAGTTACCTACTATTCCCATCAGGATAAAGAAAGCCACCAGGCCCAGGTGTGTGTACACCACCTCGGCATTTGTGAACGTATCACCGCAAATGGCACTGAACGTCATGTTGTTCCTACCCATCCATTCTGCAAATCTCTTCTTCATAGTCGTATTGTTTTAAGTTATAGCGGACACCTATCTGCGTTAATGGCTTTAGACATGCACACATAGTGGTGGCCGCATTAATGTCCTTTTGACGGCACCGCATACTACGACTTTCCCGCATGCTTTCGTGCTACCCATCCACTTTCTCAGGATGTCATTCCCTGATATTCGTGCCACTTTGCTGCCTCCGCTCCGACCTGTGAGCGCATCCGTCTTCTTCTACACGTAGAAGAGCGTGCCTACTTCCTGTTAGTCGTGCCGTTCGCTTGCGCTTTTCCATGCACTTTGTGGGAGTCAACGGATTTGAACCGTTGTCGATAACTTCCGGCTAAAAGCCCGATATGTCCATCAGTTATCTTCCTACGACGGCTGCTGCGACAGCCACTCCCTTGTCTCGTTCTTTCCGTCGCTATTTGATAGCGACATCATTCTTCAGCTCCTTGATCCTCCCATCCGCAATCATCTGCTTGATTTCATTCAGCGGATAGAGCCACTCCCTGGAGGCGACGTGTCTGCCGTTCTCGTCCCACTCGACACGGGTGCGGTTGAACATCTGCCCGTGGTCCTTCAGGAACCTGGGCGTCAATGTCCCGACGTGCTGGCACAATACATCAGCCGTCACCCATCGCTCATTGATGGTTGTCATGGCCTTCCATACCGTTGCCAGAATCTTCGCCTCCAGTTGTGCCTGTGTCATAGCTTACTTAATGCGCTTGTATGCAATAGTCAATGGCTCTGCCACCTTGATACGCTCGAACTCATAATGCTCGTACTTCTTCACGTCCATTGCTGCTACGCGAGCACTCTCAATGGCTCTCTCATCAGGGAGAGTGAAGACACCAGTCTCGCCAACCTTCAGCGATTTCCAGTCATTTCTGCCTACTTTTTGCTTAATCATAATTTATTAAAATTACTTAATAGTTTACTTACTTTTAACCAACTTGGCAGAAAAAGCCGTATATTTGCAATCCGACACCCTCGCAAAGTGTTCGCAAATATGGCGGTTATCCGCGTCGAAAAGACGGCCTCCCGTCTGACGGCTATTTTCATGCCCGTTGTTGGTTGTTTACTTACTTACGACGGCAAAGATACAAAAGAAATTTTAAACTCGCATTAATTTGCTTTAATTTTTAACTTACTTTAGTAAATAGACTTGTATTATGCCAGTTATATCACCACTCCATATAAGGATGAAACAAGCCATACAATGGCTGAAACAGAACAAAGGGTTGCTCCAGAAGGACATTGCTGAGAAAATGGGAATTAGTGAGGTTGCCTTTAGCAACGGAATGAAAAGAATACAAATGAAGTGGGACGAGGACTTCGTTGTAAAATTCCATCAGGCGACTGGCGAAGTCTTCTCGCTCGATTGGCTCCTAAATGGAGGTGGTGATAAATTTGCTGATAAATCGAAGCCAAAGGAGTCACAGCAAGACATTCGTACTATTGACCCATCAAGTTATATAAATTCTCTTATAGCGGAGCATACCGCGTATGTCAACCATCTTAATGACGAGCTGAAGAAAAAAGAAATAGAAATGCGAGAGCGTCTGGCAGAAAAAGACGAGACCATTGCATCCCTGAAACGCGAGCTTGCATCCCTGGAGCGTCAGCTTGCTACTGTCACCACATCAGACATAAATCACTACCCATTCCCCGTTGGCGTTGCCGATGATGGTGACAATCGTCGAAAAAATGTATAACTCTAAAAATTAAGACCTATGACAACACTAATCATCGTCGCTGCAATCATTGCCGTTGTGTACTACATCTACTACCTGTCACATGGCAACCATAAAGATGAAGAAGAAGACAAGTGGCATACAGAACATCAGCCCGCTCACTTTGACCTCCTCGACGAGCTGCCACCCCTCAACATCTCCATCATCGCGCGTCTTAAGTCTCAAATGTTTCCCCATATTAAGAAATGAAACATCCGCATTCCCTTTTATATAGTATCATCCCAGCTTATTTGAAGGAAATCCCAACGGGATCACCAAATGGGTGTGGCGTGGATTGTCCTGAATGGCTGCATCCGCCGTAAATACTAAGAAAACCACTATAAATAGAGAGTTTTGAGAAAAGACAACAAAAGACATTAAAAGACATTAAAAAGCGAAATGTTTCCCCAAGCGTTACCCCAAGCAGAAAATGGTGGGGAAACATAATCAAACGGAATCCCACGGGGTCAGAAGTCATGATCCGGAAGGGTCTGAAGTTTGAATCCTAACATAAAACAGACAGAACATGAAATATACAAATGCAATAGTATGGGACCATCGTGGACGTGTGAAGCCTGGCGGAATGGGTCAGGTGGAGATACGCATCACGTTTAACAGAAAGTCGTATCACTTCGGTACTGGCGTAAAGTGTCATAAGTCGGAGTTGGTGGCTGGTCAGATTATCAACTGTCCAGGTGCCGATGAGCTGAATAGGCGGGTGGCTATTATATATAGTAAGGTTCTCGCGTGCTTGAATGGGGCGATTGAAGGAAGCGGTGTGATTGATACTGAGGCTATACGTCAGCAGGTGTGGAGGCAGATTGAAGTGCATAGCGATGAGCCGACGTTCCTGAAGTGGGTAGAGTCGCAGATTCCAAAGCTGGACGTGCGTGAAGGAACGCGCAAACATTATGACACGCTGCTGCTCCGACTGACGGAATATAACAAGATGCGACGCTGGCAGGATGTGACGGCAGAGAATATTGTGGACTTCGACTACTGGCTGCACCAGCTGAAGCCTAAATCCAACGATGAAGGTGCCAAGGCTCATGGCAGGATTGCGAACGGCCTGAGCGACGGCACCATCTGGAACTACCACAAGAACTTGAAGTCGATGCTGACTCGTGCCTACAAGTTTGGTAAGATTGACCGTAACCCTTACGAGATGCTGACAGGGCAATTCTCGCGTGGCTATAAGGAAAGCGTGGAGTATCTGACTGAAGATGAAATGACGGCCATCATGGAGCTGACAATCACAGAGGGAACGATGCTCGACATGTGCCGTGACCTCTTTGTCTTCCAGATGTGGACGGGTCTCTCCTACTCTGACGCTGAAGCATTCGACATTACGAATTACAAAAAGGTCAAAGATAAATGGATATATACTGGGGAGCGTATCAAGACGGGTGTGCCGTATATCAGCCAGCTGCTGCCTCCTGTAGTCGAGGTGCTGAAGAAATATGACTGGAAGACACCACAGATTAATAACATGGTGTACAACCGTATGCTGAAGGCTATTGGGGAGATGGCGCAGATTAAGACACGCCTGCACTCGCACCTGGCACGTCATTCATTTGCCACCTATATGCTGAGCAATGGTGCTCCACTCGAACATGTCGGAAAGATGCTGGGACAAAAGAACATCCGTACCACGCAACGATACGCGAAGGTGCTGGCAGAAGACGTGCACGCACAATTTGATAAGGTGGCAGCGAAACTGAAAAAGAAAAAAGGCTGAGGTTATTCCTCGGCCTTTTCTTTAAAGTGGGCATTGATGGCATCCATTTCCGCCATCATTCCTTCACACTCTTCCGGTGTTGGTAATGACTCGCTTTTTTCTTCTTCGTCAAGTTCATCGTCGAAGTATAATTTGAATATATCTTCTGGCTGTTTCTTATCTGGGTTGCCCATGCAGAACATGGATGCCCATATATTCATGCGCTGTAGCTGATAGTGTAGGATATTACGACGACGATAGCCGCGAATGATACAATGAATTTCCCACCATTTCAGGTTGTGTAGAAATATTTCTCTCGCAATTCCTATCTCGCCCACGAATAGCTGGTACAGTTCGTGGGCATTTAGGCGTTTTTTTTGCCGTTGGCTTTGCTTTGTTTTTCAGGTTTATCTATGACTTTGGGGATGTTGAAAAATTCGAGTGACATCTCCATAATTATTGAGTAAGCCTTCAGCAACTCCTGTATTCCGTTCCAGTCTAATGACTTCAACGATTCCAGCTTCAGGTCTGAGTTTTCATCGGCAGATAAAACGGCAGCAGCTATTATGGCAATTCTGTCTGTTAGTTTTTCAAGAGGATCACCAAAGAAAGTCTTGCGTGCAATCTCCTCGAAATTGATGATGGTCTGCATATCGAAGACCACGGGGTAAGTCTTACCCTGTAATGTGATTTCTTTCTGTATCATGGGATAGTTCTTTTTTGATTGTTGAGAAAAAACCGCCCGCGCTGCTTGCCTATGGAATGGAGAGTGCAAGACAGGCGAGCGGCCTTGATAGGTTTATTAGTCGTTACCAACAGTCACAGCGCCATACATGGTCAGCGTGCCGCTGTAGGTAGCCTTCTGACGGTTCTGTGCGCTGGTCTGCAGGTTGCTCAGCTTACCATTGCCGCTGCACACCGTCTTGACGATGGTGCGGTTGTTGGTAGAGTTCACTGTCACCAGCTTCCAAGGAATAACCTGGTCGCTCACAGAATCAATCCAGTCTGCGAATGACTTACCAGTAGAGTCTGTGCCCACGCCAACAAGTGCACTAAACTGAATGTCGCCACTGCGAGCGGTCACGTCATACTCGTTCCATGCTCCGTTGGTGTCAGTCGTGTCCTTTGTCGAACTGTCTTCAGTCGTCGCTGAAAAATGCACGGTCAAGTCGGTCGCGAGGGCCACGAAATAGTTCGTGACGGTGCCTGTTCCCTCAGGGAATACGAGGCGAAGATGTTGTCCTTTATCCATAATTCAGCGAAATTTAAGCCAGTGCGCCGCTGCCTTGGTATTGACAGCTTACCTGGATGGTTGTACGATTGTTGGCCTGAATGCTCAGGTCGTTCAAGATAGCCTGACCACTGCGGGCAAAGGCTGCATTTTGAGCCTCGCGGTTCTGGGCTCCAGCAGTCTGGTCCCAACCTACGGTGGTCTTCGAATCAGAGTTAAATCGAGTGATGAGCGCACGAAGCGTAGCGAGCGAGGCGTCCACATCGTCCACCTGCACACTCCATTGCTTCGAGGTCATCTGCTCCTCGTTCCAGCCACCCGTGCTGTCTTTCGTTGTGGCGTCTTCCAAGTTGCCTTGAATCGTCACTTGGCAGTTGGTGGCTTCAGGTACTGCGGCAGAACCTACGAATGCACGAAAGTTCTGGCCCATTACTTTAGTGAGTGCCATATTGTTTCAAATTAGGGTTTAACAAATGTGATGACCGCCGAGAACTTTTCTCCGCCGTCGTACTCAATGAATCCACCCTGCGCTGTCAGTCCGTCAGCTTGCTGGCGTAATGCCTTCAGCTTCTCGGCAACCTCTGCGCGTGTGGCAGCTTCCACCTTGATGGGTTTTCCCACCTCGATGGCGGGAGTGTCATTCTTCTTGCTCATCGTCGTTGTAGTCTATGTCGCACTGATAGTGGGCCACGTCGAAATAACATGGTTTATCCCAATCCCACGCCACGCCTTGCGTCTGAGGGAATCCCTCGTTGAGATAAGGGAAGTCCTCGCCGTGTATTGACAGGCTGATGATGTAGTTGGAGATGGCTCGCATCACTTTCATCATCAGAGCGTCCACGTCGTTTGGGCTGACTGCACCGATTTCTACTCCGGCACCCACGCGCCACAGGCTCGGCATCCACTCGTCGTCCTTCGTCGTCTGCGCTGGCTGCTTGCCTTCGTCCAGAATGAGGATATATGGCAGTGGCGTGTTGTCTTGCTCATCGGGTGAGA